TCTTTAATTCCGATTTGACTCGGACTTAAAATCAAGTTCGTTCCAGTTCAAGAAAACTACTAGCTTTCTTATCCCCTTTACTGTTTTAAGGTTCGACATTAAATGTCTGTTCTGAATAATTCTCTTTAGAATTTTCAGGGTTGTTGTCTATTGTTTAATTATCAAGGTTCTTTGTTGTTTCTTGTTCAACAGCTTGTTTAGTATATCACACTCTCAACTGTTTGTCAAGAACTTTTTTAATTTATTTTTTGCTTTCTTTTTACAAATCTTTTAAATAATTTGTTTGCGAAAGCTTGTATATAATACCATGTATTTTATAGACTGTCAAGATGTTTTTTCATCTTTTTTATTTTTCCTTTTAAATACATTTCCCAGTATCATATATGGCCGTAAAAAAACTATCTGAAAGCTCGTTTCAGACAGTTCTCACTGACCTAACGGAGAAAGAGGGATTTGAACCCTCGCGCCGGTTACCCGACCTACACCCTTAGCAGGGGCGCCTCTTCAGCCTCTTGAGTATTTCTCCAGCGAAAGTTATTATATCAAGCCTTTCTACGTATGTCAATTACTTTTTCGCATTTTTCTAATATTTAAAAATGTCAACATTTAATTCGACATTTTTTCATGTTTTTATCGTTTTGCCGTTTTGCACAATACGTAGCCTGTTTTATTGTATATTTTCACTTTTAGGCAGCGCAATAGTAAGGCTGCCACTGCTGCCAACCTCTCACGCTCCCTATTTCCGTTCTTATGCAAGCTGCTTTACCTCTTCCTCGAACAGTTCCCCTGCTGAATGATAGCCATGTATTTTGCGTGGGTATCCGTTTATCCAGTTCTCTATACTCTCTACCTCTTCCTCTGTCTTGTCGTCAAAATTTGTGCCTTTCGGTATCTTCCGGCGTATCATCTTATTTGTTACCTCATTTGTGCCACGCTCCCAACTGCTGTACGGGTGGCAGTAATATACCTTTGTCCGCTTTTCTCCCTCGTTGATAATAGAACGCTGTAAGCCCTCTGCATCTGCAAACTCGCTGCCGTTGTCTACTGTGATTGTCTTAAATACCCGCTTAAACATATCAGCGCCCCATTTTCTTTCTAATCTATCCAGTGCCGCTACTACTGCCTCGTCTGTATGGTCTGGCAGTTTAAATATAATCTCGTTTCTGGTTTTCCGCTCTGTCAGTACCAGCAACGTATTTTTTGACTTTCCCCGCTTACCTAAAACGCTGTCCATTTCCCAGTTGCCGAACTCTTCCCGTGTATCTATCTCTTTCGGGCGTTTGTCTATACTCTCTCCTGCTGCCGCCCTTTTCTGTTGCCTCTGTACTTTCTTATAATTTCTCTTCTTATTCTTCTTTACTGGCAAATTCTTATTAGACAACTTAAGGAAAATACCCTTATCAATGTAGCTGTATAAGGTCGTTACGCATACTGTTACGGAAAAGTCCCCCTCTTTCCCCTGTGCTTTCAATTCTCCCAGTACCGCAGCTGGGCTGTAATCTTCATTTACTATTTTATCCTCTATATAATTTGCGTATGCAATATCGTTTCCTATTTTAAGCTGTGTACCCCTTGCCTTTAAATTTTCCTCTGCTTTCATTTGTGCCTTGTTTGGGCTATAACTTAATGTTTCTGTATAGTCGCTATTTCTGTGCATATATTCCCCTCGCTTAAGCTCATTGTATATAGTGCTGCGGTGTACGCCCAGCTGTTCTGCTATCTCTATCACGCTATGCCCTGCTTTTTTCAATGCCTCAATACTTATACGGTCTGTCCATGTCAGCTGTCGGCTGCCTTTCTTATTCGCCATTTCTGCTACCTCTCTTTCGTTCCTGTTCTTTCCCCATATACGACGAAAAGCCGCAAACTCTTTTACAAGTCTGCGGCTTATGCCTTTACCTATTTACAACACTTTTTACAAGCGGTGTATTTCTTCTTTGCTTGGCTTAGCGGTATGCTCTTTGGGTTTTTCATTCCCGAACAGTTAGGCTTACTATGGTATTTTTTGTTGCTACGGTCTACATATACTGTAGTTTCTCCCGTATGCTGGCTTACGCTGGGCGTTGCGTCCTCGATTACGTCAAGCTCTATATTGCACCCGAACGTCTGTACCCCCCCCCAGAAATTTCCAGTATTTCTGCGGTGTAGCGGGCTTTCGGGTACTTTCTCGCTAAGTCCCCCGCCAGTTCTGCCGATAGATTGCCTATTACCTTATCGCCCCACTTTACGTATGCGGCAGGCTCTCCGTTGTATGTGTACTTTTCTACTGTAATATCTTCACTGCCGGACATTTTGCTTAAAATATCCTGCCTGTTTTCTCCGTCCTCATTATTGAACGTCACGCCTACTACTTTCGTTCTGATTGTATCTAAAACCCTGCTACCAGATGCGGCGGCAGGCGCTGGTGTTCTGTTTCCGTTCTCTTTTCCTGTGCTTTTCTTTTTCAGTCCAAAATAGGCGCATACTGCCGCAATCACAATACAACCCATCCCACCTGTTATATTTCCAGACGGCAGCGCCGTTAAACCGCTTACTGCAAATAATGCAGCCACTACCAATAAAATTACCTTTTTCTTTGTCATAGTAAGCCCTCGCTTTCGTTTCTACTTCAATTCTAAAATTTCATCAGCAGAGGCGTTAAGCTCTCTGCAAATTTTCGCAAGTGTTATTGCGTTTGGCGTAAGCTCGTTGTTTTCCCAGCGGCTTATATCTTTCTGGTATACTTGCAGGCGCTCTGCAAGTTCCTTTTGCGTCACGCCTGCCGCTTTTCGTGCTTTTTTAATGTTTTCGCCTAAATTCATGCCTTACCTCTCTTTTCTCTTGCCCTCAAAATGAAAGCAACCAGCAGCTTTACCAGTCCTACTGCTACTAAAAATACTCCTAATTTTAAAAGCATACTCTTTACTCGGCTTTGGGTTTGTGTTATATTTCTTATAGGCGGCGGGCTTATCGCCCGCCTGTTGGTTAGGGCTTTCGCCCTAACCTATGTACTTACCAATTATGATAAGTATTGTTCCTATGATTAAGTCTATCACTGCACTGATTGCCAATTCTTGCCAGTTGATAGGCTTTTTCTTTTGTTTCTTTTTCTTACCCATTGTGCCGTTTCTCCTTTCCAGTGGCTTTGCCTCTTATTTGTTCTTATCTCCTTTCCATGATTTTATTATATACCTTTTTCGGTATATTGTCAACACTTTTGTATAGATTTCTAAGAAAATTGCAAAAAAATAGAGGGCAGACAGCGAACCGCCCACCCTCGAAAACTCAAGCTAATCTTGTGGCATAATCTAAGCTGATCCAGCCTGCGCCACTCTTCAAGCGTCCCCAGCCAGCACTTGCGCCCTGTCCGGCTTTCACTTCCACAATGGTAAATACTCCCTTTCCTGTGGTTTCTCCCGTCTTTGCATAGTTCGTGCCTGCTCCTGTTCTGATATTAAGGTCTAAAATATCTACCTGTACGCTAAACGGAACGCCTGCGCTTGTCTGCTGCCCCGCTGCGGTATATACCGCCTTGCCGTTATCATCATATACAGTATAACCCGCCTTGCAAGCGCTCTTTGCATTTTCCAGCGACGTAAACGCCCCCAGCTGGCTTGCTGCGTCCGTCCAGCTCTTGCGCACTCTGTAATACTTTGTACCGTTTCCTGCTGCATACTTTTTATAGTATCCCTCGCCGTACTCTGCACGCTTTTTCTTTACTGTTTCGCTCTGGTCTGCTGGCTTTTCATATCCAGTAAGAACGGCATCAGATGCAGCACGCACGCTGCCCGCCTTTTTCAGTGCGTCCATTACTGCTGCGTATCCCTGCAATTCTTCCCATAAAAAGCCCAGCTGCATATTAAGGTCTGCAATGGATACGCCCGCCTGTTTTGCATGATTAAGCAACGCCTGCTTTCTGCTCCAATACGTCCACTGTGCCAGCCCATAGCCTGCACTGTCCTTTACAAAATTGCCATAGCTGCCATTATCCACCGCTGCTGTATATTCTGCGTCCGTCTTACCCAGCTTATTGTTATAGGCGTTCTGTAAGTTGTTCGGCATAAGCCCGCTTTCAGCATACAGATTACCCATAATACCAGCCACGGCATAAGCATTTAAGCCCTTGCCTGTAAGAAAATTCCATATTGTTTTTTCATTGCCGCCCTGCGGCATTTCTGCCTGTCCGCTGATTTTACGCTTAAACTCGTCCCATGTGTGGGCGCTGGTGTTATATACATACGGGTTAGGGCAAATCTTGCCCGTTACGTCGTAATGTCTGATTACATGAGATGCAGGCACGCCGTATTTATTCATAAGGTAACGGGTAAGCTCTGCCGCTGCCTCTACTGTTGCGTCCTCAAAATACCAGTCTTTATCTGTTGCGCCCATGCTCTTTGTGTTTTTCTTCCTTACGCACATTTCAATACCGATACTATTAGTGTTTCGGCACTCTGCGTGCTTATAGCTCGATGCTCCGCAATGCCACGCTATATTAGCGTCCTCTACGCACTGCCATACCTCGCCGTTAAATCCTACAAAGTAATGCGCCGACGCATTTCTATTGCCGCCGCCATAATATCGGCAGTTGTCCTCTGCGCCGCCCAGTGCGCCTACATAATGGATAACAATATACTTAATTCTGGAAACGCTGCCCTTATTGAAATTGTACTTACTTATCTTTCTGTTAATGTTCATATTTCCTGCCTTTCCGCATACAAAATAAGCGCCTGCGGTGTCCCGCAAGCGCTCTTTGCTGCTATGTCCTTATTATTCTTATCTTTCCTGTGTCCTGTGTTCCTCTACGTTGCCTGTGGTGCTGTCCCCGTCCAGTTCGTCTGTGTCCGGCAGTTCGTCCGTATACTTCGCCAGAAACTCCCGCACCTTTTCCCATACCTTTTTTACGGGCAGCCCGCATAATGCCATATTCTTAAAAATACTCACTACCTCATAGGCAATGTAAAGCAATGCGAAAAATTCAGCCACGCCCACGGTATCAAGCCCTAAATATGTACGTGCCTGCTCCGGTATAAATCCGATTAAGTTAATCTTAATCAGTACGTCGATTGCCAGCATGAATACCAGGGAAATAAGCATACCTACTTTTCTGATAGCCCCGTCAATGCCTGCGCAGCTGTTAAATTTCTTCTCTTTGATTGCACGCAGCACGCCAAAAACCGTGTCACACACAATCGCCAATACTACCAGCTGGATAATTTTGTTATGTGCCGCCGCCTCAATAAATTCTGTAATAGTCATGTTCATAAATCCTGCCTTTCTCTTAATTGCAAATTTTCTGCCCGCTCTTTCAGCTCTGCGCCGTCGTAGCCTGCTGTCTGCTCCCAGCTTTCCAGAGTGGCTATTAAATCAGCAATAAGCCTGCTTTGCTTTTCTATGGTTTCCTGTTGTTCTTGTACTCTCTTTTTCTTTATATCCTCGTACTCTCCATACTCTACGCAGGCGTAATTACCGCCCAGTCTATACAGCTTTTCTTTATTCTGGCTGCGTAT